AACCTTCTTCAAAAAATAAAAAACTTACATTTAGGCCATTTTTAGTAAAAGAAGAAAAAATACTAATGATGGCAACGCAAGGAGAAAATTTAGAAGAACAAGTAACTGCTATTAAACAAATTATAAACAATTGTTCACAACAAGAATTTGATGTTGATACAGTTCCTTTATTCGATTTAGAATGGATATTTTTACAATTAAGAATACATTCCATTGGAGAACAATTAAATTTAAAATTTAAACACAGAGACGGAAAAAATAAAAAAAATGAAGATTGTGATCATGTATCAAATGTAAACATGAATCTAAAAGAAGTTGAAATGGTATATAATCCATTGCATAATAAAGAAATTGAAATAAATGATAAAATTACTATATTTCTAAAATATCCAAATATAGAAACTGCGAATAAAATCAAAGATACTAAAGATGTTGAAGGTATCTTAACCTTTCTATCCTCAGGAATAGAATTTATTAAAGATGATAAAACTGTATATGAAACAAAAGATTTTACGCAAGAAGAAATAATAGAATTTTTTGAACAATTTAATCAACAACAAATGCTCAAAATTCAAAACTTTTATGAAACTCAACCTGTAATAGAGCACAATCTAAATTATACTTGTGAAAAATGTGGTGGAGAAGAAACTGTCATTCTTAGGGGTTTACAGGATTTTTTAGAATAACGCTTTCTCATGATTCTTTAGAATCTCATTTTTTGACTAATTTCGCATTAGTACAACATCATAAATACTCTTTAACAGAGTTAAATGAGATGATTCCTTGGGAAAGACATATTTATCTTGAATTATTAAAAAATTGGGTACAAGAACAAGAACAAGAAGCTAAACAAAGAGAAGCAGGAAGACACTAATGGCACAAGCACAAAAACCAACCGGTGGAAGAAAACCAGGACAATTTGGTACAACATCACTTCGATTAGGAAGAGCTACCGGCATTGGAGAATTTTTTGATGTTTTAGAAGATGCGACCGCTAAAAGAATGGAAAGAATGTTAAAGGGGTATGGTCACGCCATTGTATCTTCTGCTCTTTCTCCATTACCAACATTTGCACAAGCTAGTATATATGATGCTATTACTGATCCTTTTGGGGGAAGAAAAGATCAAGAACTAAGTCCTTCGATGGGAGAAACATCCACAGCAGTTCCAACTGCTGAAAGAGTAGAAAATTTAGATAAATTATATAATGTGCCTTTGCCTGTTGTATCACGAGAAGGACTTATGGATGAAGATCCATTTTCCGGAGAAACATCTACAGCACAAAGAGTGGCAACTGCTATTGGTGTAGAAGGTGCAGTACTTCCATTATGGCAAAGTAATTTAGAAAAATTATTTAAGGTTCCTCTACTTGTTACAGAGAAAAAAGATACATTAAAACTAGTAGAAACAGAGAGAGAAGAAGGACCAGAAAAAGTAGATGATGATGAGGAAGACAAATTCAGTATGAAAGAGTTTTTTGGTAGTATTTTTGGAGGCATGGTTGATATAGGTGCATTTCTTTTAAAAAGCTTGGGAACTATTGCAATAGGTGCTTTGAAGTTTACAGGGGGTGTGGGTATTATGGGTCTTCTAGCAAGTTTAATCTTTAATAAAGAAATCGTAGACCAATTTATGTTAAATTGGGAAAAGGAAGCTCTAAAACTAGGATCAAATACTGAATGGGGAGCGAGGATAGCAAGTTTCTTTGGTAGTGATGCAGACAATGGGGCATCTTTTCTGAAGGCAGCAACTGCAGCAGCGGGAGGTGGTGCAGTCTTAGGTATAACAGGACTTTTAGTAGCTGGACCGTGGGGCGGATTAATAGGATTAATCGTTGGTGGTGCTTTAGCAGGAGTGGCTGCGGCTTTAGGAAAGATGAAACTTGTTCAAATAACAAATTTTATCTCAGATTGGTGGAATAAAAGTTGGGAAGAAGCTCACGCAAACTGGCAAATAACTCAACAAAAACATATTTCAGCTGAAATCTCAAAATTGGAAAAAGAAATACTAAATGCTCCAAAAGATTCTATAGAACGTGATATGCTGCAAAGTAAATTAGATAAGTTAAAAACTTTATCTCTCGAATCTGAACATAAAGAAATTGAAGCAAAAATAGAAACAATTCAAGATGAAATTGAAGGATATGATGCTAGTATTGAAAAGAAAAAGAAAATGAGAGCATATCTAAAAGATATTATGATGAGAGTCAGGGAAGTAACTCGCGAAGATGACGAAACCGCTAGTGGGAGGCCATCATTGATACCAGAAGAAGATAGAACTACACAAGAAGAAAGATTAGAAAAATTTCAAAGGTATTTGTTAGGCAAGCATGTAGCGGGAAATGTTTCAGTAGTCGAACGCGACGTACTGAAAATATTGTCTGATGTTGGCCTACTTAATTATCAATCAGGAGATACTGCTTGGGGCCTTTTTCAGACAAAACAACCAGGTTATGAACCCACGAAAAATTTAATGGAAGGAAAAGGTATTCTTAGAATTTTAGAAAAAATGAACACGGAGCTTCAAGAAGATGCCATACTTAAAACTAAAAAAGACTTACAAACTAGAGAAGAAAAACTTTTAGACCGACTAGAAAAACACCAAGATAGAATTGAACAATGGGAAAGAGATACTGGTCGCTCTGTCGAGAACGTGAGTTATTTAGATAATATGGATTTATTAAAAACTGGCCAAGAACTTAGTATAGGCCTTGGTATAGAAAATGCTACACAACTTGAACAAGGTCTTTCAAAGTATGGAGCTTTTGCTTCAGCGGGAGGAATAGGTTCAGGCTCGAACTCATTGGAAACAATTGTCAATAACAATGATGCATCCCAACATACTAACAGTTCTAATATTTTGCAGATGATTCAGCTGACAGATTTCGCTACTGATAATTATGGGCCGCCTCAACCAATGAAAATGCCAGCTTAATGATTAACTAACGGACTTTCGCCCGCTAGTTAATATAATTTATGCTGCGTCTTCAGCTAATTTCTGAAAATACGTCAATGATTCATCATTTTCATTTTCAGCAGTTGTTGGTGTTGTAACACTTTCAACTACAGGTGGTTCATGAGGTGTAGTCATAGGTTTACCACCATCAAAAGGAGGTTCACTTACTGGAACAACTGGTTCTGATTGTGCACCAAGAACTCTATCAAGTCTGGACTTCAATTCAGAAAATTCCTTAAACCTACTATCATCTGTAAATTCAGAAAGTGGAAATTCTTTCTTCCAAAGTTCTTCAAGTTTTTCATCTGCACCTTCATACAATGGTGAAACTGAATCAAACTCGGATTTATCAAAATTATTAAATCCATCTACCTTACGAATCTTCAAACGAAAGTTCGCACCTTCCCAAAGATCAAAAGGATTAGTAGGATTTTCATCTTCAAATTGTGGATTCATTTGATCATTGATTTTATCAAAAATCTTCTTACCATATTTGAAAAGTTTAAGTTCTCCCTCATTTTGAGGATTGGCGGGGTCTTTAATAACTAAAATATTTGACATATAAACAAGACGCCGCTTTTGTTTGCGAGCGATTTCCTTATTTGCCTCAATTCCAGAATTCCAAAGTGAGGAATTATATTCACATACTGGACACTTTTTTCCAATAGTAGTTGGACATTCCTCAATGTACCATCCACCAACGCCTTGAAATCCATGATTCCAAGTTTTTGCCCACGGCAGATCTTCTCCTGTTGGTGCTGGGAGAAACCGGGTAACAGCAAATCCATTACCAGATTTATCAAGTTCCGCTTTCCACATACGAGTGTCTTCAGCGAAACCCTTTGAACTATCTGCTTGTTCTTGTAGTTTTTTATTGATTTTGTCAATTGACTTTTGACGTGACTTCTTTAGATCAGAAAATGATTGTGACATCTTATATCCTTATATTTTTATGGTTAACATTATATTTCATCTGATTCGCACTATACATACTATTATACACTATTTATCATCCCATGTCAAGCCCCCCCTTCATTATTTTTTTGAATTTAGAAATATCATCTATTTTTAGAAAAGGCTCATATTTAATCATAAGACGATAAACATCTGGCCAAATTACTTTATCTAAAATGTTTTTATTCCAAAAATCTGTAAATTGTAAAATTTTATCCATTATAATCGCTGATTCTATATTAATTCTTTTTCCTAATATCTCTTCTAATAAAACAGGATGTTGCCCATCTTCAACAGTAAATATTCTATTAAATCCTAAATGTAATCCTAATTCTCTATTATTAAAATTCTCAATTAAAGATTTTAATTCATTTACATCTTGAGTAAATTGATATGTTAATGATTCAATTATATTCTTCCATTTATTATGAGTTCTTTTTGCTTCATCACCATACATTTCTCCAACCCACATATTAGAATTATAAACAAAATTAGAAACTAAAAATCCTTCAACTTCTTCATGTTTTTTTAATTCTTTGGCGAGATTTTCAAAAAAATATCTATCATTTCTATTTTGATAGGTAGTATATCTTGCAGAAACGCCCCTATTCTTAAAAGAATAATTAAAATAATTGTATCTATCTGAATTAAAGTGTCTTTTTAGTGCAAGATAAGTTTTATATACATCAAACCCTCTTAACATAATTAAAATTTAGATATAAATCTTGCTATAGGTTGGATAAAGGGAAGTAAAGCAACTGCCATAACTGTATTAACTCCTGTATGGACAAGAGCCACTTGTTTTGTAATTCCTGTAGGCATACCGTCACTCACCAACATTCCTGCTATCCATATAGTTCCAGTCGTGCCCACATTCGCTCCTAGTATTGCTGCAATCGCTGATGGTAAAGGTAATGCACCCGATGCAACAAGTCCGATGACCGCAGTTGTAGTAAGTGAGGAAGATTGCCAAAGGAGGGTACATACAATTGCTCCAAGGAACATCCAGTAGGGGTTTGTGGTGAATCGTTCAAGTTGTTCTAAATGACTCATTGATTTCATTCCACCTGAGAACATCTTGAGTCCAATATAAAAAATTACCAAACCTAAAAGAGTTTGGAAAATAGGATTGTTAAATTCCATAAAACTACCTGACTTATATTTCCACGAATCGTAAAGTTTTCTATCTTTCTTTTTCATTAAATCGGAAGTTTGGATGTCTTAGGAAAGAAATTCAATTTTTCTGCATCATCTCTAAGTCGTTCTTTATTTTCAGCACTAAGTAAAGACTTAATTGTTTCTGCTTCAAGATTATTTTCTTCACAATAACATAAAATGGCGTCTAAGTAATTCATATTAGACGTGGAATTCACCAAATGAGTTATTCTTTCATTAAATGCTTCCCTATCATTAATATTAAGCATATTCTTTTTTTTATCGGATTTTATCAATGATTAAATTGTAGATTGTTTACTTTTATAATCTTTTATTGCAGCTTTGATTGCATCCTCTGCAAGTACTGAACAATGAATTTTCACTGGGGGAAGAGATAGTTCCTCAACTATCTGAGTATTATTAAGATCCATAGCTTCATCTACAGTCTTGTTCTTGATCCATTCTGTTGC